ATGTTGGATGTGTATTGATTAGAAAAAATCCAAATAATCCAAATATGGAAGCGCGGTTGGTTGCAGTAGATAGTAAAGTTGCATTGGCGGGGGGTAGAAGTAGTATTTTAGAGACAGTAGGTAATTTACGTATCTCTTCAATTGTATGTCAAGAAAATGAAGATAAATCTGAAACTGTATTTTTTGTAGGTGGGCAATTTAATGAATACACTGCCATCGACTATGTGGCATATGAGGCGGCAAAAGCGGCAGTTGTGCCAGGGGGGGTAGTGGCGCCACCTGGTATAATCAATCCAAATCCAACTTGTAACGGAATTATAAAATTAACATTAAAATGTGAATATGATGCCGATGATACTATAAGTAAATACAATCAAGCAAGCGTGATTGAACCCATTGATGTAAATGCTGCAGGAAATTTAGATAGAATTTGTCTTGCATCACTTCAATATGGAATAATAAATAAAAAAAAGTATTTATTTTGTTTGACGGGTTTTTTAAATGCAGTAGTATATACGAGATTAAATATATTTGATATAGAGTCAAAAAAAAATGTTATACAAACACCAGATATATTAGTCCCACCCCCACCACTTGTGACTATAAATAATTATATTAGTCAATCATTATTGCTTACAAAAGATGACAGTGATAGAGATAATGTTCAAAATGTGTTAATTATAAGCATTAGTACGAGAGCAGCTCCGCTTTTTACAAATTATACATTTACATGTAATGTAACTAGTTTAAATAAAGATGTAGCGGCAGTTATCCAAATTTCTCCAGCTGCAAGTAATGAAAATGTAAATATTGGAAGAAACAATATTATTACGGACATGTTTTATATGGAAGACAATCGCGAAGTATATATTGCACATCAATTTGTACTTATTGCTAATCCAACAAGAACAGAATATCCGCTAACTGTTCGTTCGAATTACCAGGCATTAGGCGAATGGAAATTGGAGAGTAAATCAAAAGATGCAAGTGATGAAATTGATGAAATTGATAAATTTGATGATTTTATTGACAAGGTAATTGAAATGAGAAAAATATTTAAATTGAATCCTTCTATGAATTTATTTCTTCAAGATATAGATGTTCGAGATTATGATGGTATTGACTCAAAAATAACTAAAACAAGGCTAGATAAGATGAATGCTGATTTAATAAGAGATGCTCTTTCTAATGCTGCTGCTGCTGCTGCTCCTTTGAGCGGTTTTGGTTGGTTTGTTATAGCACCAGGACATGTTCAGAACATAATTATTGATTCACCATGCAATGATATTGATAAAAAGATTAAAAATATTATGGATTTTGTATACGCATTGAAAACTCCAAGTGATTTAATTGCACCTGCACCAACAATCGCTCTAGGTCAACCAACAACCGACGCGATAGCAGAAAAAATGTATCATTTTATAAATGACCTTTTATTCATGTTGGTATATACTGGATGCAATAAGTTGGCCGAACTCATTTGTAATGATTATGTGAATTTAGTTATAACGCCTCCTGCTGCTGCTGCTCCTGCATACCGGGCGCTTGATAGAGATACGTGGAGACTGCGATTTGAAGTAGTTCTTGGTGCTTCAGATGTAAAAGTTAAAACTCTTATTGAAAATATTGCAAAAAAAGAGAAAATATATAAAGAAAAGACAAGAATCACACCTGATATATCTTATGATTTTAAAATATGTAGTGACTCGGACACACATACAGGTGTCGCATATTTGGTGTATAATTATAATCAGAATTTAAATTCTTTGATTACATTAAAGAGTCAAGATAATCTTAAAAATAAAATTTATGAATATGGGAAAGATACATTTTTTTCTTCAAATGAACAGTTTTATACAAATAATATTATAGATAATATAGGAAATACAATGGAACAAATTGTGTTCTGCAGTTTTTATAAATTTGAAAGAAAAAATACTGCTGGTCAACCATTTGGCGATATTGGAAATGCAGATTCAGAAACGATTTATATAAGTGTGAATATTCAAGAAGAAGAAGAAGGTAGTAAAAAAATAAATAGTGGTCAAGTATTTAAATTTTTGGATATAATTCGAAAGTATTTTGTAAATTTGAGTAGCGGAGCAGTGATTGTAGACATAGGAATAAGCGGTCCAATAAAACGACTTATAATTGGTGGTGATTTTGGTTGTAATTTATTAAATGATGTGGTATGCAGGAAATTTAAATCAAAACAAATGAAAATATATACACGCGAAGACAATAATCATGCATTCAGTGAAATTGATGGAACAAACCATATATTTATGATTGATGTTGATTTAGAACTGGTGCAAGTTGGTGGCGGTAATGGCGACGACAATAATAATCAAAACAACCATAAAAATCAAAAGCGTATTTGCATAGGAGAGTGTATTAATATGAACCGAGTTGTAACCAGTAAAAGAAAAACGCGCCGCAAAGTCCCGTTGTTGTTGTCATCTTCATAGAAGCGGTGGAACCATAAGAATAATAAATGGAATTATTCGTATTTTATTAAAATGAAAAGTATTTTAATAGACAAAGGCACACAACAATCCAATCAAATATATGAGCAACAACAAAATTGAAACAACAGGAACTGTTACAGTTGTAACAGCGTATTATTGTGTAAAGTCAAAACATGAACCAAAACAGTATCATGCGTGGATAAATAATTTACTGTTGCGTGTGGGTCGGAATTGTAAGATGGTAATTTTTACGTCTCCGGATTTGGTTGAATATATGAATGCAGTATGTCAAAAGAATGACTTGGGTGCATCTTTCACGGTGATAAGTATGGAAATGAAGGAGTTCAAGTTGTTGAAACGGTATCCGATGAAAATGTGGATTCAACAATATGCGATGGACCCACAAAAATCATGCGGTCGAACAATAGAATGTTATTTGATATGGAATTCCAAGTTGATATTTTTGAAGGAGGCAATAGAGCGGAATATATATGGCAGTGACAAGTATGTTTGGATTGACATTGGCAGCTGTAGGACGAAACCGGGTTCAACGGGTTCAACGTCAAATGAGTTGGAACATTTTCCAAGGTATGAAAATGTATCGAATGACAAGGTTGACATTGTATTGATAAATCCGTACGCTCCCCAAGAAATGAAACAGGTAATATTTTATAACACTGAGCATTTAGGTGGAATGTTTGGAGGAAATATAAGGGCGATTAATCGTTTATATGAAATTTTTTACAAAGCACTAGATATATATTTATGCGGAAAGCATTTTGCAGGATGTGACCAGCAAATTTTGTCAACATGTTATGTGCATAATCCGGAACTATTCAATATAATTATTCCGGATAGTAAAAAGGGTGATGTTTGGTTTTACTTGTATCATCATTGGGGTTGAGTTGCGTGTTGTTTGAAAATGTATAAGATAAAAACTTAAAATAAAAAAAACATTAGTGATTTTTTTATTTTTATTTCAAAGTGTTACACAAGTGACGTGGCGCTTACCAGTCACCAAACCAGTCATCAGAGTCGTAATCAGTGCGGGCATGGGGGTTTTCTTCAAACATGAACTGAAATCGTTTCATGTTTTTCAAGTAAGCTGGTGATACGTACCAACGAATCGGAGCTTTTTTTCCGAGTGTTTTCAAGTCTTTGACATTGCAGATGCCAGTTTGGCCGCGTTTGACTCCATGAACTTCATATTTCGGCGTTTTTTTGATGCCATAATGGGCTAATGCAGAGGTGGAACCCGACAGACCGCGTAAGTCGTCAGGGCGTGGCACAATTGTTTTACCTGGCCACATGTTTGCATTTGTGGACATGGTCCAGAGCGCTGCTTCGGGAGTATATTGTTGGACTTGCGATTGCCAGTACAATGGGTTCCAGTGGAGTTTGGCGCCTTCAATGTAGACTTTTTCAAAGTCTTCGACGGTTTTGCATTTACATAATTCGTCTGCGCGGTTGTGAAACAACAATGCCAGAAATTCAGGATGTATATTTCTTATTGTCGAGTTCCACGGAACCAAGTAGCCGTAATCAGGTGGAAGAGGAAAGGTTGGGTTAAGAGTAGAAAATCGGGTTTCGTCGTCAACCTGGTAGTATGGCTTGTAGACTTTTATAAACCCGAGAGCTTTTTCTTCCGGCGTAATGGAGGTCATGCTTGGAACAATGTGCCAATTCACTCTTTGTCTCCATGCCTGAACTTTTTCAGAATGAATTTGGTTAGAGTACTTGTGATTTTCACTGTATTCATTTTTCTGCCATTCTTGCATATCCTCACTATTTTTGAAGATGGGAGCGACAGTTGGAGCGCCAGGTCGAGTGAGTGAAACGTGCGCTGGGAAAGAATTTGGGTCGTCGTCGTGATGTTGAGGTTGAGGACGATCGATTGGTTTCATTGCTTCTGCTGTTATTAGCTGTGGTGTTTCTTCTTTTTCTTTTTCTTGCAGTTGTTTTTCGGCAGCAGCGGCACCACCACCATTACCATTTTTTTTGGTTTGAATTTTTGGTGGGAGTAGAACGAATATGTCGCCTTGTTGTTGTTGAGCAGTTGAAGTTGAAGCAGGAACAACCGCAGGAGCAGCAGCAGGAGTCTTTTTTATAATTGAAGCCCAAGATTTCATTGAAGTGTGTGTTGGTTGTCCGAAAACTGATAACTTTTGAAATAAACAAAAAAAAATCAATTTATATTTTTATTCTATATCATTCTGTTGAATTTATATTTTAAAATCGTATTCTGAAATTTTTTAATAATACTTGTATCAGGACCTTTATAAAAAACAAAAAAATTTCCATTTTCGTCTGCGGTAACTCCAAGTGGTGACTCATCTGGCGAACTTTGAATTGTCATAATGTGATACCCGTCAGAATAAGAAAAAATTTCCACGCATCCGGTTGTATGACTTGTGACAATCAAATGATTCATTATTCCCAAAGCAAGTGAACTAGGTTTGTAACGAGAAACTGATGACGGCTTAGTATTCGGAGGTGGACCGATAGTTCTTATATAAGTTCCATCACTTAGTTGAAACACTTGAATTCGACCGTTGTCTGCATCGGCAACTATCAAATGACGACCGGTATTGTCAATAATAAATGACGGAATTAATTTTCCAAGTTCTTCACACACAAAATCGCGAAGGTGGGTTAAATCGCTTTTTTTATAAACGTGAAATAATATTTGTCTAGGGGTATATTCGAGTACTACGATTTCGTCTATATCCGGATTTGGATTTATAGCAAACTTGAAAATATCCTGCCATTTATTTACAAACCGCACTTTGATTGGATTAGTAGGGTTATCTGAATCAAACTTTTGTAATAAACAACTGTTCAATTCATTCCCTATACCTCTACCCATGATAAAAAGATGATTAGGGTTACTTTTATCCCACGCAAAACATGTTATTGAATTACCAATATATTTTGTTGTATCGTGTCTTATAATTTCTCCTCTACCGTCATTACATTCAAATGTAACGTCAGCTAAATCGTTACTTAGAATTTTTGGGTTACCATCCTCAACTCTACCGTTGAATGTTCTTTTAACAAGCATAAAAAGATTGACTTTATTGACTGTTTCACGAGAAGAAGGTTTATTTCTCAATGAAAGCATGGAGTCAAAAACATACCCCGATTTAGAAAAACGTGAATCTGGTCTATCTTCGTAAACACTCAAGTCGATACTACAACTAATATGATACATTTGGTCGATTTTTGTCCTATGGAGAGGTGGTAAGGAATACACTATGCCATCAACAATAGAAGGCACTTTTCGTTTTCGATTTGTTGTTTGGCGTTTGGTGGCCTGTGGCGTCTGGCGTTTGGGCGTGTGTTTAGTGGGCGTCTTGCGTGTGGGCGTCTTGCGTGTGGGCGTCTTGCGTGTGGGCGTGTGTTTAGTGGGCGTCTTGCGTGTGGGCGTGTGGTGTTTAGGTGTAGAGGGGGAGGCTTCTCCAGTTTCCATTCCTCCTTTTAAATTATCACTAAAATATTTATTTTTATTAATTATTTTTTTCTTATGTGTTTTTCTATTTCGAAATAATAATTTTTTCATTATCAAAACCTTGTATATATATGTGTGTATATATTTTTTTTGAATAATGTTCAATCAGAACAAATGGATTCGAGCATATTCAAATCGAGATGTGGCATTTCGGTGTGACATTCCCAAAAGAATTTGCAAAACGACCAATTTACGCGATGGTTGGTAGTATAAAGGGACTCAGGGTCGCAACGTTTCAAAAGTTTGTCTACAATTTTGGGTGGAAGCAGATGCAGGCTCGGGCGCGGAAGCACGTAACAAAGTTGAACGACGTCGCGAATTGGGTCAGGTGCTTTGACCTCAAGAAAATTGTAACATTTAGAATCGGGAATGAATTGAAGCAAGTCTTTCAACAGTGGCGGATAGTGGTAGTTGTAAGACCATCGCCAGTCAACACAGCCGCTTGAGTAATATTTAAATGTCCATTCCATACCTTCTAGGTAATTGGTACATATTTTTTTGCATTCAGATGCTGTCATTTTAATATGGAACAGCGTTTCATAATAGCGGCGCTCCCAATTATTTGTAAATGGGTTTATTTGTTTTTCCTTGTTTCGATATCTGATGGGACACATGTTTAGTTCATCGATGCTGGATGGCAGTTCATCATTTGACCATTCGCTGACAATATCGGAAATTTCAACAGAAGTTGCAAAATTTGTTTCGGGATTTGGATTATGTGAATTATGCAGGAGCTGTTGTTGTTGCAAGCGGTCGCGCTTTTTATATTCTTGACGAAACAGCGAGTCTTCATTATTTGCCAGATATTCAACGAATAATTTGTAGTTGGCCCAGTTAATATTTGTATTTGCATTATTCTTCTGCTGCGGCGTCAAGCAAATAAGGTATTCGCCTGGATTGCATCCGATGGTTTTGCGGTAAGCTTCAAGTAGTGTATCAATCCCGGTTGTTCGAATGTTGACTGCGGGAAAGTGGGGCATGAAGTCATTTCCAAGCATGAAACAAATAAAAATATAGTCAAACATTCTGCATTTTTCATTTTGAAATTCTATTTTTTCGCTGACTTGTCCGCACTGGTCGTGCATGCAATTCATGTATTTGATGATGGACTGCGCCAGGTCGGGAATGTCGACAAAGTATTGACACGTTTCATCGAGGGTTCTATCAACCGATTTTAAAAATTCGGGTGTTTCGCGATACAAGAAGATACGTTCAGAAATGTGCAAATGGTTGAGACAAAGCATAATGAGGTCGGCATCGAGTCCATAAATGATGGTGGTTTGATTTTTGTGCGCGTCTGGAAAGTTGCGAATGTGTTGAAATATTTTATGTTCGCCTTCGCCGGATTCGCAGCTTGAAGAAACGATAACTTTTGGATTTGATTTGAAATGCGCGGTAACGAGGGTGTGAAGTTTATTCATGAATGCGGTGCCGGGTGTAATGGAGCTAGTATTCCAAATGGCCGAAGTGTCTGGATTTTGATTTACTGCATTCATATTTTTATTTGCATTTTTATTTGGTTTGGTTGCATTATTTTTATCGATGCGTTTTTGCAAGTCGCCGGTTAGCCAAGACTTGTAGCGACGTTCGCGCTGTTGATTTAGTTTTGCGACAGGTGCAACTCCGTCGAATGCAATAATAACTTTTTCTTTAGGTTGAAACATATCAATATAAATTTGAATTTTATTGCATACGGAAAGAATAATTTCTGCTTCATATACGTCAATATTTTTTGTTCCCATGACAGTTTCGTATACGGCATTATAAATGATGCCATTGCAGTCTGCATAAAAATTATCAATATTGGGTCCAAGTAATGCTATTTTTTTTAGAATAGCTGGGTGGCGTTTTACAATGTGTAAGAAATAAGAAGGTATTCCCATGTTGTTGTGAATCTGGCGTGTATTAACGTGTTGGCTTATATACACATTTGACGTAACCTTTAATCACTTTATGCATATACTTTATTCATATACATGCAATTTCATGAAACTAGTTGAATATTGTAAAAGTGTAAAAAATATAAATAAAATAATATATACATTATAAATAAATAAATTTAAGAATAAAGAATAAATAACAAAGAAAATAAAAATAATGAAAACTAAAAATTTTAAAATAAAAACTGATTCTCCGCCATCGTCTGAATATTTATCGGTGGCTGGAAACACGTCGACCAACACGACAGTAACCACGACAACAACAATAACTGCCGAAGTGTCCTGCATGTTATTGCAAATAGAAAGATTAAGAGAGATGATTCAGAAGACAATTCTTGCGCAACATCAGTATAAACTTGTTGATATTTTGAGCACAAATGATATAAATCTTTCAATACAATATTTAGAAAAAATATATCGAAATTTTGATAGCATTGAGACAGGGTTACATTCTGCTTCGAATAAAACGATATCAGAATTAAAGTATGAAATCAAGTTAGTTATGAGCGAAATGTCGTCAATATTTAGAAACTATGGCACGCATTCCATTGGCGATTTGCTTGAAGTGACGATTGGAAGCGACCATGTAAAATATGCAACAACACATGTCACAGCAGCAGCAGCAGCAGCAGCGGTATCAGGAATAGAATGGGACCATAAGAAATATGAGGTGTTGAAAATGTATTTTCATCCTATACATTTTAAAATGTTGCCATGGAAAAATGAGAGAAAAAGTGCAACCAGCGACAAGCTGATACAAAAAAATCGAATTGTGGAAGATTTTGTGATTGTAGAAAAATCGATGAATTTGGATTGTTTTGATTTGGCAAGGACGAATAAGAATTTTGCGAGTCGTGTATTTGGAATAAAGGTTGCGGTGCACAACTATGTTGAACAAAAAACGCTGATAATCAACGGTCTTGTGGACAATGTGCTGTTGGATTGCATTTCGTGCGAACACGTTACAAATAGGATTTCTAATTTGTGGAAAAATGTACCCAAGGACCCGGAATTTATGGCAGAGTCATTTACCAAGTACATAAAGTCGTTATCCTTGAAGGATATTTTGGTATTTTCAAATGACGAATTATATTCCAAATACTTATCAAACGTGAGCGTGATTCAACTTATGAAGCAAAAGCAAACATCGCAGCTTGTAAAAGAGTTTATAAATACGGATTTATTTTCTCAACGGTCTATGCTTATTCAGCTGTTATTGAAATCAAATGAGCACGAATACAAATATTTGTCATATTTACTCTATGACATGCTGTCGAATGAAATAAATCCGCAAGTGGAGTCGAATGAGCAAACGGCGTTGTTCAACAGTTTGCCATGGAATATGAAGTTATATTTCAAGGATGCTATGAAACAGACAGTGTCTTATACCAATGCGATTTCAAAATACGATGCCGGTAACATTCCATTGGAGCAACAAATTTGCCTGTTAAAAACGACGGATACGGTAAAGGAAAAAGCAATGGTAAAGTTGCGCGAGATTAAATCCAAATCGGATGATACGACAACAAAGGCTCGTCAGTATTTGGACGGATTGTTAAAGATACCTTTCGGCGCATTTGCGAGGGAAAAAATATTGGATGAAATGGCGACGGTAAAGGAAATTTATTCGCAAATGCAAATACATTCTAGAAACATATTTTGCGAAGATGTTGATGATGATGAGGAAAGTGAGAAAAGCAAAGCAACAACAGAAAAAACAGAAAAAATAACAGTATTGGAAATAAAAAATTCGTGTATAAAAATAAACAACCACATAGACGAAATTGCATCAAGGTATTTAAATAAATTTATTATTGGTTTAATAAGCAATCATAAAAAGGATGTGTTGCTGAGTGTGTTGACTAAAGTAACAACGTTTATAAAAAAAAATAAACTAAATATTGTTGTTGTGGCAATGACAGGAAAAACCGTTGAGCAGATAAGGACATCGATAGAATGTTATCTTGCCAATGTATTTAAAATTGCATTAATGAATTTGAAAAAATGTAAAAAAAATGAGGATGAAGATGGAACATTGCAAAAGTGCGATGATTTATTCAAAGAATTGGTAAGCGAATATTGTTTGGATAAGAAATGTGGGTCACCGATATCATTAATGCGCGACTTGATAAATGATGCAAGCAAGATGGAAAGAATAATGAATGGCGTTGGCGATTATGTAACAAATGTTTCTGCAACACTGGATTCAGCTGTTCATGGACATGTTCAGGCGAAGCGTCAAATTGAACGCATAATAGGTCAGTGGATTAGCGGAGAATCAACTGGTTACTGTTTTGGATTTGAAGGTCCTCCGGGCTGCGGTAAAACTAGTTTAGCGAAATATGGTTTGGCGAATTGTTTAAAAAATGAAAATGGTGAAAGTCGGCCGTTTGCGTTTATAGCCATGGGTGGTTCGAGTAATGGCAGCACATTGGAAGGTCATAATTATACATATGTCGGGTCAATGTGGGGTAAAATTGTGGATATATTGATGGATAAAAAATGCATGAATCCGATAATATTTATTGATGAGCTGGATAAAATAAGCAACACGGACCATGGTCGCGAAATTGTGGGTATATTAACGCATTTAATTGATTCGACACAAAATGATTGTTTTCAAGATAAGTATTTCAATGGAATTGATTTGGATTTATCAAAAGCGCTTTTTATATTTTCATACAATGACCCTAGTGCAGTTGATAAAATATTATTAGATAGAATTCATCGAATTAAATTTAAACACATCTCTCTGGATGAGAAACTGGTAATTTGCAAAGATTATTTGCTTCCGGAGCTTTATAAGAAGATGGGTTTAGAGAATGGTGTGGTTGAGCTCTCTGAAGATAATTTAAAGTTTATAATTGAAAAGTATACATGCGAACCTGGTGTGAGGAAATTAAAAGAGTTGTTATTTGAAATTATTGGAGAGATTAACCTCAAGTGCATTAAAATGAAAACAAAAAGTAATAATGATTCCATCTCTCTTCCTATCGTAATAACAAATGAAGAAATAAAGACGAAATACTTGCGGGAGCGACACGAAGTTCGTATTCAGCAAATTAGCGCGAGTTCAAAGGTGGGTATAATTAATGGTCTGTGGGCAAATGCGGTAGGTCGCGGTGGAATAATACCGATTGAGGCGCATTTTTTTCCGTGTGACCGCTTTTTTGATTTAAAATTGACGGGAATGCAGGGAGATGTTATGAAGGAGAGCATGAATGTTGCAAAGACACTGGCGTGGTCGTTGTTGACAGAGGATGAAATGACGCGCAATTTGGAAATGTTTACTAAAACGAAAATGCAGGGCATTCACATTCATTGTCCGGAAGGTGCTACACCGAAGGACGGCCCGTCCGCCGGTACGGCAATAACGTGTGTTTTATATAGTCTTTTGACGAATAAAAAAATAGACAACCGGATAGCAATAACGGGGGAGATTAATTTGCAGGGACATGTTACAGCAATTGGCGGATTGGACTTGAAAATAATGGGTGGGATAAATGGAGGTGTAACAACCTTCATTTTTCCTAAAGATAACAAGAAAGACTATGATGAATTTATGGAAAAGAATGGGACAAAAGAAGAAGTCAAGTCAATTGTATTTATTCAAGTTTCGTCAATTCAAGAAGTTTTGGGTATGATATTTTGTTAATGGCTGCGGTGTCCGCGTCCGCGAGTTCTGCCGTGTCCGCGAGTTCTGCCGTGTCCGCGAGTTCTGCCGTGTCCGCGAGTTCTGCCATGTCCGCGAGTTCTGCCGTGTCCGCGTCCGCGACCTTTAGCGTGGCTACGGTTGCGACCACCCATTATTGCTGACGGCGGTGATGGTGCCACTGTTGCTTGTGTTGTTGCTGCTGGCGCTCCTGGCGCTGCTGGTGTTGAGGTTGCTGAACCCATTTCCTTAGATTTATAATATATAGTGTATTATATATATTGTATGATATTATAAAATACAATAAATTATAATAAATAAAAATAAAAATATAATTTACTATAAATAAAATGTACTAAATATCATAAAAATGTTTAATAATCTTATTTAATTTTATAATATTATTACATTATACAAGTATTATAAAAACGCACAATAATGTTTGGAATTTTATATAATCAATATCATAAAAAAGGAGCATTTCATATATTTTTAATATCATTTATAGTATTTGCAATTTTAAATATTATTGAGAATGTAATTCATTATAATATTGGAAAAACGTCAAATAAAAAATTAAAGATTACAAATCCATCGAAAGAAGATTGGAAAAAAATAATAATAACAATGTTTATATTTGCACTTTTGCAGGGTGCATTAACATTGTATCTCTATTGAGATTTTATTTTTTTTTTATTTTTTATTTTTTATTTTTTTTGATGGGTTGGGTCTCATTCTTCAGATTTCCCCGCGCAGAAACATGGATGCAATTTCGGGAGTTGATGTGTCAAACCCGGCAAGGTTGAGTGTTTTCCTGTCATTTGGGTCCACGATGGTGAAGCAGTTGCCAGTCATTCCGATGACAATCAGTTTCGTCTCCGTTCCCATGAGTTGTCGGTACCTGACGAGCGCTGACTGGGGGTGTTCATTGGGCGCGTAGGTTTCATTGTCAGTGAGAACAATGAATGCATCAATCTTCAGGTTGTGTTTGATTGCGTGCAAGATGGGAAGAACACAGTCAGTAGAGCTGAAACTCATGCCACTTGTGGCACTGAGAGCTTGGTCGATTGTCATTCCGCGTCGCAATTGGTTTCGCGAAGGTGTACTCATGTCAGTCAATCCGTCGGAGAATGCAACAATGCTGACATTTTTTTCGGTTTCAAGGTACAGGAGCGCCATTGCAATGGATGCGTCGCGACAAGTGAGCACTTTTGAACCAATAACCGCCGAGCTCATGCTTCCACTGACATCGACTGCAACCATGATGGATTGACCGGTTGGTGTGATGGTGCCGTATGACAACTGGTACAGCTGAGTGAATGCATTCGAGATGAAGTGGTTCGGAACCCATGAAAGAGAGCCGAGGTCACCGTATCCGTTCTTGTACACTTTTGAGGCGACGAGGACTTTGATGGGGTGAATGCGCGCTTTCAGAATTGCTGTTTGGTCGGTCATGCGTGCGACGATTTCCTTGTACTTGTCGCCTGCAACTCCATTTTGCGTCATTTTCCCCAAATTTCGCAAAAGAGCTTCCAGGGGCATTGTTTCAAGTAGTGTTGCCCAAATTTCCCTGCTTCCAAAGAGGACGGTTGGAATGTGTTCGCGAACAAGGCGACCAGAGCGGATGAGAGCACACGCAAGTGCGACATTTGTCGCTTCACCTGCTTGATGGACTGCATGCAAGTGTTTGAGGAGGTGTGCGACTTGTTGAAGTTGTGTCAGTTGCTGATGGTGTTTCTTTCCACTCTTCTTCGCACCGCTGCCCTCTTCATCGTCGTCGGAATCTGCGACTGCTGCTGCAACTGTTGCAACGGGGGCTGTTGTAGGTTTAGGAGCAGCAGCAGCAGCAGCAGAAGGCATGACGGATGTTACAGCGGCGACGAATCCTCCAACGAGTGATTTGACTGCAGTGGCAGCGACGGCGACAGTTTGTGTGGTGAATTGGGCGAGTGTTTTCTGGGTTGGGATGGGTGGAGTTTCAATTGAGTTCAATTTTGCAAAGAATTCCTCTTTTGTGAGTGCTTTGAATGGATTGGGAAGAATGAGTTTTCCGCTTGCTTTCAAGGTGGCAAGTGTCTTTTCAGAAGGAACCTTTGCTTTGCGGGCATTTTTCATCATCACGTAGTCAAACATGAGACGTGCGCCGTCGTCTGCGAGGGTCGTCGGGTCAATGTGAATCATGCGAATGATGTCGGCGTGAGTCCATCCTTCACGGTTTTGGTACTTTGTCATTTGAAATGCAAGGTCGCGTCCATTTCGCGAAGTGTAGTAGTGGGAGATTGCTTTGCGAAACCCGGCGCCCCATCCTTTTCCCTTCTTCTCGGGTTTTGACATGGACAAGTCGCGAACAAACCCGGCAAGCATGAACATGTGAGTGGGAATGCGGACACACTCCTTCATCGTTTCAAATGCGATTTGTTTTTCGGCAGGAGTCTTTGCAAAGACGATTGCGGCGGCAAGTGAAAGCAGAACCGGCTCTTGTTTTGGGGCGCGTCCGCCGACTGAAACAGCTTTCAAAAGAGCGCAAAGTTGCACGAATTGAGTGTGGTCGGGGTCACGAATCATTTTGAGAACAGAAAGCGCGCATTCGAGATTGACATCAGAAGATTGTCTGTAGTAGTTGCCCATGTCTTTCGCGCCACCCAGAACGAGATAGCGGTTGACGTGTTCGAGCGTTGTCAATTTCCAGACATACCCCCCGGCGTCGTTCAACACCTGGTTGATGTCGTATTTGCAAGTTTGAGGGATGGAAGCCCTATTTTGAGGCTGATGTGCGACCATGGCGGCAGAACCAACAGCAGATTTGGATTTGGATTTCTTCTTACCTTTTCCTTTATTTCCTCCAGCGGATGCGGATGCAGCTTTAGCAGAGGGCATTCTTGTGAGTACGTTGGTTGTTGTGGTTGTTGTTTGAGAACATGCAAAACTTATTTATAAAATATAAAAATTCAATTTATATTTTATTTTAATTTAATACTTTAACTTTTATAATAATAAAAAAAAATAAAATGTAACATATTTTATTTTTTTTTTAGACTTAATTTCCTCTATTTTTATTTTTTTTTACTTATAATAATATTTATAAAATGATATAAATATATAAGTTAATATTATTATACTTGAATTAAATGCAATCATATGAGTTTGACTATTGTGATACGTATGAGTCGTATGGAAGTGGAGTAATGTTGGAAAACAATGGACTTAGAATGTTTACGTGCGACGAGTGTAAAGGGAAAAAAACATTTATAAAAAAAAGTGTGAATGATTCAAGGTTTAGATGCGAGAGTTGCATTCAGAACCTAAATCAAGCGCAAATGTTTGCTGCTGCAGCATCCATTATGCCCAATTCATATGTTTTGGAAATGCCGCCGCCATCATCGACAACGGCAGAAGTTGAAACAACAACACCACAATTTTCATGGCGGTGGCTTCAATTTTTCACTTAGTTGGAATGGAACGTATTTGCATTCCATATTTTATAGCAATTTTTTGGCGAAGTAAAGCGATGGGTTGTCCTGTAAGTCTTGCACGATTTGCATCCGATTTTTTTCGCATTTCTGCGCGCATTTTGATGTCATTGTTTTCATTGTTTTCACCGATATCATCGTCATCCTCATGGTTGCAGAAGAAGTCTTCTTCACATACTTCATATGCAGAGTCATCGTCACCTACAGGCAACAACTTGCTGTTTGTGCCGATTTCGCAATTCCAGAATCCGAATACATTTTTGGTGATTTTGTCAATGCAAGCGTTGTCGGTAGAACGAAGGAAACAATCACGATTGTCGATGAAGAAACGACAGCATTTGGGAGGTGGCGCAATGTAGTCGCTATAAGGTTTGAAAAACATGGAACTGGGAGGAGCAATGTCATTGATAAAACATGTTTGTTGTTTTTGTTTTTCTTGTGGTTGTTTTTGTTTTTCTTGTGGTTGTTTTTTTATCATTATTTTGATTTTTTTTGTTCGAGGAGACACAGGCGCAGGAGGCATGGGCACAAGCAGAGGAGGTGCGGGCACAAGCAGAGGAGGCGCGGGCGAAACAGGAGACGTGGTCACCGCAGCAGGAGTTTTTTTTGCAATGACTATAATTTTGATTTTTTGTTTTTCAAGAGGGGGTAAATCAGCAACAACAGAAGCAGTAAAAACTTCTGGTTTTGCAGGTTTGGGTTGTGGAGAATAAATTTGAAACAATGTTGAGAATGACGCAAGAGGTCGTTGAGGATGCAGCATTGGTGGTCCGAGTTGTAACAAATTGGAATCTTGAAAAAAAGTAATATAAAAAAAATAAAATCAATTTATATTTTTTATATTTTTTCAATTATTATTATTATTATTATTATTTGAATTAGAATATTCGAATAATAATATAAAGTATAATTATAATATTATTGTATTAGCGAATTAAAGTAAAACGAAATGAATCCAACCAATCCGAGAGCAGCACCAGTAACAGCAACAGCAGCAGCACCAGCAACAGCAACAGAACCAGTAAACAGGCCTGTAGAAACGACACGAATTGTAGAATATACTGGAGGTCGCGACATTTTTATGAATTTATTGAAAACAAATCCTGGAGTATTTATATTTAAATTTGGTGCAGAGTGGTGTGGTCCTTGCAAAAAGATAAAAAAGTTTTTAGATAAAGTGTCGCTTGTTCTTCCTGTAAATACCATGTATATGTTCAGCGTGGATGTGGACGAGTGTTTTGACTTGTATGCATACTTGAAGCAAAAAAAGATGGTGTCGGGCATTCCAGTAATGCTGGCATATAAGGCGGGAAATACCACATACGCACCCGACGCATCGGTATCGGGAACAGACGAGAATGAGCTAAAACATTTTTTTGACACGTGTTTGAAGATGATGGCATAGTGAATCATATGAATTTATAACATGTATAGTATAATAAATCAAATTATTTGATGTTATAAAACCATGTAACAGGTTGTATTTCATTGCCATTCAAATTTTTGCCTGTTTCATTTTTAGTGTAATAATAAGTTGTTATAGACTGTCTTGATATATTTTCAGGAATATTTAAAGGATTGGGGTGCCCATGAATATTTCCTGGTGTTAAAAATATTACACATCTATTCAATATTGGTACTATTTTTTTTGTTATTTTATGTAATTTTGTATCGTCGTACAAGCATAATTCGCCTCCATATTCTTCTTTCCAGTCTTTATTCATGTAAAGTAATAAATTTATTCTTCTGTCTAACAAGCCATACTTTTCGTCAGTGTATCCTTCAAAATCTTTATGCATGCATAAAAATCCTTTATCAAAAATTTTGTGTACTCCTGCACCACTTAACTCTAAATTATTTCTAACTAGTCCGTTTATTCCTGTTTTATTTTCTAACAAACTTATAAATTCACCCCCATTAATTTCTTTAAATAATTCTTGTATAATTTCTCCAAAATTACTTTTGAATGCGTATTTATTTTCTTCAACATTTGTACTACCATAGTAATATGATTTATCAATTGTTAAATCATCCATCTCTTTTAGAATTTGGTCAATGTATTCATTTTTAATAAAATTATCAATTATAACATGCTGAAATGGTTCTGAACAAAACTCAAAATTCAAATTATTAACAAATTTCATATTTTGTATTATTATTTTATTTTTATTATTATTTTATTTTTATATTAGTTTGTAGATAATTATATAAAAATAAATAAATATTGTTATTATACTTTAATAATGAAAATTTTAATGTTGATATTGGCCAGTGATGGAGGCAAAGATGATATTTATACCAAGTTACAAGAAATTAAACGACTATATGTACATTCATATCCAGAAGTTGACGCTTATTTTTATAAAGCTGACCCTAAATTAGAAACACAACACAAAATAGTTGGAGATACTATTTATTTGAAAACAGAAGAAACTTACCCAAACTTATGGGAAAAATTATTATTAGTATTGAAAGTATTTGAAAATAAATTAGACGACTATGATTTTATTAGTAGACCCAATTTATCCACATTTATTATTATGGATAGATATTTAAATCATTTACAGAGCTTACCCAAAAAATTGTGCTGTAGTGGATTACAATTCTATGGTGGACAACCTATTCCCTTTCCGTCTGGATATCTATTCACAATTACTCCTGATATAGCACATCACATTATCAAAAATAATATAATTTTAAATAATATAGGCATTGATGATAGGTGTGTGGGTGTAATTTTAAGGGAATTAAATGTAGGCATTACTCAATTTCCCTTTATCTCGGTAGAAAATCCACATATATATGAAACCAATTCACTTACTTGCATGTTGGAAGACCCTAACATATTTTTAATTAGAATTAGACACTTTCTAAATTATGATACTCTTTTCGGAACTGATGTTGATGATAGAGCAGAAAAAGACTTATTTATTCACTATTTATTATTAAAAAAATTTTATGGTTGCACAAATGACGAAATTCAGGAAGTCTATAAAGTAAAATGAAATATGTGAACATAGGTTTTTATTGGTTATTTTATTGGTTACTTTATTTTTACTTATTGCAATATTTCGCCGTTTTTATAAACATTGCACTTGAATTTTTGGTTGGAAGGGCGCGAACATATTTCGGCATTTGCGGGTGCATTGTAAAAAAGAAACGACGGTTTATTTGCCATAAGAATTGATGTTGAAAGAATTGCCACTCCGGCGCCAATGAGCGAGCTGAGAACAATCGCGTAAACATTTGTGCATCGATTATTCAACATGGTTATGCAGTCAATAATGTAGAATACAAGGATGACAGTTAAAATGCTATAGTTCATTGAGTTGTAAAACATGGGAACGGCTAGATAAATGAAAATAAAAGATAGAATCGCGCTGTTAATAGATGAGTTTGCGAATGATGAGCCGGGAATGTTAATAATGCTGCAAATTGGGTCCATGAGTATTCCATCCGATTTTTTTTCTCCAAATGTTGAAAAACAAATAAAGTACACGATTATGAGAGTAAATAAGGAAGCAATGTATATAATCCCCTTCATGTCGGAGTTTGAAATGCTGAGCATGACTAAAAATGCGGATAAGATAAATGAACCGGATATAGAAATTATTTTAAACATGTTGGACAAAGATAGGTCGACGGGCATTTTATTTGGGGTGGAGGGGTACTACTGTTAGATTTTTTACTACTATTATATATATATTATTTAAAAAATTAATATATAAATAAATGCCACTAAAGATAAAACATAAAACCTTTAAACCTAAGGATTAAATTTTGAAGAGTTTTGAATTATCCATTTTTTTAAAGATGCGATTGCGTTAGATTTATAAAATGAATTAATCATGAGTTTTACATTATGGTCAGATTTTGACATATTGATAAAAAAATTAGAAATTACGTTTCTTGTAACTGCTTTTTTATACTTGGAAACATATTCTTCTATTGTAAATATTTTTTTTTTGGTTCTATCATTAACTTTATTATGAAAATTCAAAAAAAATATGCATAATTCTTTTTTATTTGTTATTTTAGATTTATCTAAATTTCGCGTTTCTTGTTGTGCATGTTCTGCGCATTCAGGGCACGGAAGGTTTGCACTAATAAGAACAAAATATTCAAGGAGTGAATTTTTTATTTCATTAAAATGCTGATTTTTCATTTTGAATGCGAGTGTGTGAAATAAATACCATATTGCTGGCCCCCAAACACTTTTTCCAACCATTGATTATTGTAATATATTTAAATATATTATTATTCTTATTTTATATTTGATTGTAAAATAAGAATTTTTGCTAAATTAAATAGTTGAATTTAATATTAATATAAATACATTTATATATGACACTTTGTAAATATAAATCTATTTTGGGAATTTCGGGCGTAGGGGTTCATTCATATCGTTTATTTAATTTACCGGTGGTTGATGTGGCATTGACTGTGCTTTTAGCTTACTTGTTGTCGGTATGGAAACGATGGATATTTTGGAAAACATTTATAGGTTTGTTTGTGCTTGGAGAGATTCTTCATTATATTTTTTGCGTTGATACTGCTGTCATTGTTGCCATGAGAGGATTGTTTCGTTTCCTGAAAAATAATATATAATAAGAATTTAAACCCATTTTAATATTTTTATTATTGGATAAAAATATTGAATTAAAAATGGATAACTCAAAATCAAATTACAAGGTTTGTACAAGTAAAAAATATTATGTTATTGAAGGCGACGACGCTGAAGCCGAAGATTGCGAAAATGATTTTTTTAATAAATTAAAATGTATGACTCGATGTAACGAAAGCATTGAAAATGTAAATATTGACAGTTGTTGTTTGCTAACAAAAGAAGCATTAAATGATATTCATGTCACTTTAAATTGTGGTCATAAATTCAATTATGTTCCACTGTACAAAGAGGTTGTGATTCAAAAAACATCTGCAGGTATGACATCAAATGGATATTACAATTCATGCACACTGCGCTTGAATGAAATGAAGTGTCCATATTGTCGCAGAGTACAAGACAAGTTGTTGCCATTTTTTAACTATGATGATATTAAAAGGCTGAGGGGTGTGAATGGTCCAGAATCATTGTGTATGAAAGCGCGAATGTGCGAACACATTGAAACTGCTAATAAAAAAAAGAAGAAAAATACTAAGAAAGAAATATCAGATTCGTGTGAATGCAATGCGATTCATCTTGTAAATGGTGTATATTATTGTAAAAAACATTACGACCAAGTTAATAATGGTTCTGCTGCCGTTGTCATTTCGACAACTGTAAGCGAAGATGTATGTGGTGTAATAGTAAAGTCAGGAAAAAACAAAGGGCTGCCGTGCACAAATTCTTCAAGTTGTCGCATTCACGCGCATTTACGCAAGGGCAGCGGCATTGTTGCAGCTGTCGCCTCTCCTATATTGGAGTAATTAATTAGTTATTTTTTATTTTTTCGAAATGTTTTTTTTTGTTTTTTATTTTTATGGCGACGATAATTTTTTTGTGTTTTTTTTGTTTTTTTTCCACCACCGTCAATAAGGTCTGGGAAATATGGTTCAAGTGTTTGTCTCATTGCATTATCGCCCATTTTAAATAGTCCTGTTTTTCTGTGTTTGTGCGGTGTTGATTCAGGTGGCATTTCGGCAAATAATTCTTTTATAATGCTGGGTGTAAATGGCGAACATGACGTGTCAATGATTAGAACATGGCTCAGGTCATCTATAACTTTGCTTAATTCGCCAAGTAATTCGAGAGTTGTAATTGAAGAATATTCGTCTTGGCAGTTGAATGCGGATTGACGATTAATTATTTCACTGAGAGGTTTTAAACCGTCAGAAGTTAATGCTTGAATGGACTGGGTATCAAATCCCCCTGAAGTTCCATGTTTTTTGCCGCATGAATATTTTTTATTTAGAAAAGGAATATTATTTTTGCGCGTTGACACAGCAAGGTTGTAAACGCCTGGTTCAAAGTAGTTTCCAAGTACTCCTGCATGTGCAGCGGCGGCTGGTTTAGAAATTGCACTTTTAAGTTCAATATTTTTTAAAGATTCTGATGCACTGGCAGAAATTTCATTGATTGAAAATTCAATTGGAGTTTGCGGAAAATGCGATAAAAATTTTTCATCAAATTTTTTGTAATTTTCTCTTGTGTCGGTGCATACACTAGCGCCAATGTCTGACAAATAAAATGTAGATACTGATTGTAACGTGTCATTCACTTCTGGTATGTAATTTATTAAATTATTGGATTTTACAAATCCGCCGTGTGTGTGCACAATAATAATTATTCCACGTTGTAATGCTGATGATAATGATGCAGATGATGCAGATGATGCAGATGATGCAGATTTTGTTTTTTTCGTTTTTTTTAATTTGAATTCTGGAGTCCAGTTTATTTTTTCATTTGCAAATTGTGCATTTGTTTTATGAATGGTTCGAATGTGTGGATTTACATGTTTTACTTTATGGTCTAGCATTCTTAAAAAGGTTTGTTGGCTTCCGGTGAGCTGTTGTTTATCCATAGTTTTTGCAAATCGAATTGTTTTTCGTATTTTATTTGGATTAAACGTTCTAACAATTCCATCCATTTCAGGACGAGTAGCCGTTTTAATCGAATCGAGCAATGAGTAAGCCTCCTCGCGTTCCTGGCTAATGGGTGGCAATTTTGTTTCTTCTGATTTTGCTTTTTTTGTTATCATTGCTGCTGCTGTTGCAAACGACCTTTTCGATGCACTTGTAGTTGCTAAGTTTGCCACTGTCACATTTTTTTTGGGTGTAGTTTTTTTACGCATAATGAGTGTGGCCCTTTTTCTTGGAGGCGACCTTCGAGGTGATGATTTTTGAAGTGATAGTCCCCATTCATCATCATCATCCTCATCTTTTTCTTTTAAAATCGGTTCGGGCACCTCAGGTTCTTTTTTTCCTAAAGTTATTTTTCTATTTTTATAAAATGACATTTAGTTGATGATTGGGAACTGATTGGTTGGTTAGTATGTATATAATGTTAACATATAATATTATATATATTGTGTACATGATATAGAAACAAAAATCGTTATTATAATAGTTTATAAAAATATCGCCAAACCATAAATCATGTTCAACATGCGCCACATTTTAACAAAAGGAACTGGTAATGAAAATGAAAACGAGTATAATTTGTTTCGAGTATTGGAACCATCAACAGAACAAGAAAATGAAAATAATAGTGAGAATAAAGAGACTGAGCTCGACGTTGTGGTTGTTACGCCCGAAATAACAAGACAGATATTGGTAGATAAATGTGGAGAACATGATTGGCTTTATGCGGATTGGAACGTGCGGGGCATTTTGCCGAGTCCGATGCGTCTAGTAATGTTTCGTCCGAGCATGTGTCAGCTGTGCGGAATAGTTGATGATAGTATTCGACATGACCAATTTTATAGTGGATATGTCTATGAGCACATGGGATTCAATTATTGTTGTCATTGCAAAGATAAGTTTTTCAGCGCATTAAAGGCGCGGGCTGAACCTATATGGGAACTACTACAATGTGAAACACTGCGTGATTTTTGGGGACCGAGAACGCGCCGAGACCCTATTACCAATGGCAGAATGTATTCGGGAAAATATAAATATGAAAAGTGGAGGACTATTTCAAGGTACGCTTCATATTCTGTTGACAATACAAAAGGGTTGCCGGGGGTTGAAAATGTGCTATTTATTTATTGCGAGATGACGGATTCATGTCTCGGAGAAATTACAAAATTGATTTCGGTATCGGATATTTTGAAATCAAATTATAATGCATGCAAGAATGGTTTTTTTGACCCGTCTTATGACCCGAACGATGACGACCCCATTAACACGTTGGAACTTTCGGATAATGCAAAGATTGTGCTGTGTCGACGCCAAGTATCAGATGCAGTCAACGTCGACTAGTTTGTAGTTGTGCGTATCAGGAATGATGTCTCGAATTTTATATTGAGGCCCACTTTGTCCGAACCATCGATTCGGTGCAACCACAAGTTTAGCTGGGTTGTTATTTATATAAGATGCCCACCAGCTGTAAGAGCTGTTTGCAATAATGTTGTGGGTGCATGCAGACATTAGCCAAAAACAGAATTCGTCGTCTGAGTTATCAATAATAATTTTATAGGGAAGATTTTGAAACAGCGGTTCATTTTGAATAAACTTGACATCATCAGAGAATATAATAAATATACTATTCTCTGTTGAAAAATGTGAAATTGCTTCTAAGTAATATTTAGATGAAAGGTTAAGGTGAATGTGTGGAAGGGGTAAGTAATCTGTTCTTCTTACGTGGATAGAAATGGGAACAAGGGTGTTATTTTGATTTTGTTTGTATTGGTGAATGGTTGATTCAACAATTTGGGAATAAGGATTGTGCAACATTTTAACGAATTCGGTTTTGTATTTATCAAAATACTTATAAGATTGAAAATATCCATGAATGCAGTTATCAATGTAAGAGTCAATGTGAATATCATCATAAAAGAAATTTTTTTCATTATATGTAATGTTATAATTTCGAGTTGTTTTCAAGTCTAATTGAAAGTTTTTAAACATGTTGTATTTAATAATATTTTTTCTTTTATCGTTCCACGGGTTAGAATAAAATATTAAAGATGAATTATTATTTTTAGATAATGCGTAACAAGTTGCTACAATAAATAACAAATTTCCCATTCCTCCCATCAAGTCACCGGTTATTTCTTTTTTACCAGATTGTATTTGCATTATTTTGTATATTTTATATTTTTATTATTTATATACAAATATCTTTATGTCATTGTGTCATTATAAGTTAAATTCCAAATTTAATATTGTTTTTTTATTTTATAAAGAATAAATAATAAAAAAACAATACAACAATTCAAATGAATCAAATGAATGTGAATAATGTAAACAACGTACATGCAGCAGTAATCGACGCAAATGAAAAAAAAACAGTTGAAGAAATCAAAGAGTTGCCTGGGTGTTGTGTTATTGGATTATGTGTTTATAATAACGAGCCAGGATTACCGAGCGTGCTATCAAATATTGTAAAAATTGTAGAGTCGGGCTTATTTGAAAAAATAACGTTGGTTGCATTTTACGATAATTCTTCAGACAACTCGCATTCGATAATGGAAGTTTTCAAAAAAAAATATGAAAGCGTGTGCGAAAACACTTTTAAAATGATTATTGTCGTAAACAACTCAAATGGTCGAAAAATGCGCATGGATTTTGGCGGTGGAAGCAATGCAGTTTCCAGAGCGATGGACACTAGCAGAACTGCAAGAATTGCCGTTGCAAGAAATGGCATTCTACATGTCATTCGAGATTTGCACAACAAAGGATTTCGAAACAAGTATTTTATTATGATGGATAGTAATGAATATGCGTGTGTTGGAAAAATTAATATCCAGACATTACGTAGCGCATTAGAGCGTTCAGATGAGTGGGATAGTGTGTCGTTTGATAGAGAGGCAGGGTATTATGATTATTGGGCGCTGTCTTATGACCCGTACATTTATAGCATGTTTCATGTTGTGAATAGAAATGAAACAGGAAATAATATGAGGGAAGATTTTGACAAAAAAATAAAATATGCAAATTCAAAAAATGATAATAAAAAATATGATTTTATACCCGTATATTCTTCTTATAATGGATTTGCAGTATACAAGACTGATAAGTTTTTGAATTGCAGTTATAGTTCGAACATTGACATTAGATTGTTTCCAAAAAAATTGCTTCCTCCACAGATAATTAATAAATTTACAAATGATTGCGAGCATAGGAAGTTTCATTTAGAAGCAATAAAAAAGAATAAAGCGCGCATCGTTGTTAGTCCGCTTTCGATATTTTATAAATTACCGGTTCGAAATCCTGCATTGCGAGGTCCGGCTTAAATTTTAGGATTCTTTTCCTTTTCAATACCTTTATTCATTTTGTAAGCTCGTTAATTCCGGTTTCAAAATCAACAGTTATATTCCATCCTATTTTTTTCAATTTGTCATTGCTAATGTAATAACGTTTATCATTAAATGGTCTGTCTTCTACATATTCAATATAGTCGTTGAAATCAATACTGGCGTTGTCGTCAACATTTATAATTTTTGTAATGAGTATTTTTGCAATTTCAAAAATACTGTATTCCATGTCTTCGTCACAACCAATATTGTAAATTTCGCCAACTTTGCCTTTTTCCAATATTGCAATAAATGCTGTTGCGGTATCATACACGTGTAAAAAAGCGCGCATGCAGTTTCCATTTTGGATTGTAACTTTTGAGCCACTTTGAAGTTGATGTATGAATCTTGGTATAACTTTTTCAGGATACTGGTTTGGACCGTACACGTTATTTCCTCGCGTTATAATAATAGGAATTTTAAATGAATGATAATATGATTGCGCTATTAGTTCAGCGCTTGCTTTAGTGGCTGCATAAGGATTGGTGGGACACAATATTGACGTTTCAGTTTTAATGTCTGCGCACTCATTTTCGCCGTACACTTCGTCTGTTGAAACGTGAATAAACAGTTTCAATGTTTTACAATACATTCTTACAGCTTCAAGTAAGTTATGTGTTCCTAGGATGTTATCATTTGTATACGTGATTGCATCAGTAAACGATGTTTGGACGTGTGACTGTGCGGCAAAATGGAGAATGTGTGTTATTTTATTTTGTTTAAATATATAATTTAACAAGTCAGAGCTTTGCAAGTTGCCTTTTATAAACGTATACCTGTCAACACACTTGCGAACTGATTCGTTTACATTTTTTTCATTCGCACAATAGTAAAGTGCATCAAAATTTATGATTTTAATATTTTTGTATTTTGAAAAAATATGGTTTATAAAATGAGAACCGATAAACCCTGCTCCTCCAGTTACAAATAAAATGGTTTCACTGCTGTCTTCAAAATGTGTCGGTTCATCGGTTTGAGTGTGCGCGTGCGTGTGCGCATTGTTTTCATTTTTATCAGCACGTTTATAATTTTTAATGGTGTCTTCTATTGCATCTTTGATGCAGCGCACTTCGGGTGCAAACTTTTCTAATGCAGTTGTATCCAAATAGTTGTTAGAACGGTCGCATGCTAAAATTTTGCGCTGTTCTTCAACGCTAAAATTATTCCAGATAAATTGCGGGTCAACATGTTTTTGATACATTTCTAATATTTCATTGTGTGAAATTACACCGGGATTTGTGAGATTTATTGTGCCGACAAGACGCGATTTAAGCATTTTTACGACAATGGGTAATAATTCATCAAGAACCGACATGGAATTTGGAACCGAACACACTTTTGAGTAGTTTACAATTTTTGTAATAAAATTTCGAGGACACTCACTTGCAACAATTGGCATTCTGATTCGCAGATTTAGTACATTTCCTGAAAGTTGATGCATAAGCCTGTCTGTAAAACCTTTTACAATCGAATAACCCGACCCAAAAAAATTGGGAATATCGTCTTCGTTAAAGCCACTATCCAAATGATTTGGATGTATATTGGGGTTTATAATTTCCTCCATATTTTTATAACTAAAAATACACCCAGTTCCCAAGTATGTATAATGAATATTTCTTTCTTTGCATGCTAGCGCTAGCGAAATGGGACTGAATAGGTTGTCTTTTACATTTTCAACTAATTTTCCGGGCTGTTCTAAGTAATCAATGGTTGTGTACTTGGTGGCGCCGATTGTACCATGCGTTCGTCCGATGAATGAAATTACGTGCGAAGGCGCAACTTCGTCTAGTTCTTTGCACAATGATGGCGTGTCGTCAACTCGTGAGTTACCAAGAGTAAAGTTAAATGTATCAATTTCTTTTTCTTTTTGTAGTAACTCTACAAATTGTGTTCCAATCCAACCTGCGTGACCATATATTAAAAGATTCATTATATTAATTATATAAAATTATTTATTTATTATATTATATTTTATTATAATATATATAATATATGATATAATAAATGAGACTTTTTTATAAAAGAAAACAACAAAAGCAAATAGTTCAGGTGAAACCGGGTAACGATGTTAGTAACGACGATGTTAGTAACGACGATGTTAGTAACGACGATGTTAGTAACGACGATGTTAGTAACGACGATGTTAGTAACGACGATGTTAGCATTCACTTTTTAGTAATAAGTATGGATAAAAGTAAAGATAGACTTGACATACTATTGCCACAGTTGAATAATATAAATTGCAGTTATACAATAGTAAAAGGAATAGATGGGAATAATATGGAAAATGATATAGATGCAATAAAAATATTATCACCAACTGAAAATGTCGAAAATAAATTATTAGGTAAAATATTTCATCACATTGAAACAAAAAATAGATGGATATATGATGGTACTGTTTCAACTTCATTTCCAAATTTAAATTTAAATGGACATTATGGAACCAAGGGGTTGACTTTATCCAATATTAAAGCTTTTATGGTTGCATCTGAATTGAATTATGAGTGGTTTTGTGTTCTAGAAGATGATTCCGAAATTGATATGAATATATATAATATTATTAAAAAGACTTCCATTATAAATAAAAATAAAGATATTATTTTGTTGGATAAAAGAGAAGGCGGCTGGGGGGGGACTTGTGCGATGTTGTATAATAAAAGAATTATAAAAACTTTGATAAGCAATTTAAATCCAATGTCAGTTTTTTCAAGAAATTCGCATAAAATTGGTGATACAAGCCATAATTTATGGGATTGGAAATTGTGGAAATATGTAAAATATATCAACAAAAATTTTACAATATGTCCCTGTGTTCCATCTGGAAATTTTGAATCGACAATTGGTTGATAATTGATATTTTTTATGTTTTATATGTTTTATATGTTTTATTTTATAATATTTTAGATAGTGTCTCAATCTGTTCACTCGTCAATTTATCTGGGTAAACAATTTTAAAAATAATAATCAAATTTCCACACTGTTTATTTTTATTTGTCATTCCTAAGTTGGGTATTGTTTTTGTTGTATTATTTTTGATAATTGTTCCATCTTTATGTTGTAAATGGAAACTTTTATTGTTGATGTGTTTTATGGCGAATTCAAGTCCGCATAGCGATTCTTTGAGAGATATTTCTTTTTCTAGAATCAAGTCCAAATCATTTCGTTTGAATATTGAATGTTCTTCAACATTTACAATAATATTGACTTGTGAAAAATGGAATGATGCTGCCAATGGTGATGACGATGATATTGATGTAACATTGGATAATATTAAAACTTCTTTATCATTGATGCCGGGTGGAATGCACACAGTAATCATTGCATCATTATGAAATTCAGTTAAATTTACTGACAGTTGTTCAATTCCAAAGTATGCATTTTCGAGCGTTATATTAACATTTTTGGTTATGGGTTCACATGATTGTGAGTGTGGAGGGGATGATGATGACATTGGCTGCTGTTGCTGCTGCATTTTTTCATAAAAAAAATGTGGCTGCTGTTGCTGCTGCTGCGGATGATGCAAAAAATGAAAGTGCGGATGGTTGTGCATTTGATGCATTCCTCCCACTCCTCCCCCTCCCGATGAATTAATAATGTGGATGCCCATGCCGCCAAGACCCCCCATGCCCATCGGCCCCATTGAACCAATTTGAATTGGACCCATTCCGCCTCTTATAAATGAAGGAGGCGGAAACCCGTGAATATGCTGCTGCTGCTGCTGCTGCTGAGGTGGTCCCCCCATTGAACCAAAAATCATATTGAAAATATCAAACGGATTTACATGTTCAAAATCTCCAAATGGACTGCCATTTCCTCCACCCCGTATCCCCATGTCGTATAATTTTTTTTTGTCAGGATTACCAAGCGTTTCATAAGCGCTTGCAAGTAATTTAAATTTTATAGTAGATTCTTCACTATTACCATTCTTGTCTGGATGATGAATCATTGAAAGTTTTCGATATGCTTTTTTTATCTCTTCGGATGATGCATCCCGACTTATTTCTAATATTTTATAATAGTCTTCTTCATCATCACATTTACCCTCTTCTTCTCGAGCGTTATTAAAATTAAAGTTCATAGTTTTTAATTAAATATTATATATTTAAATGTATAATTTTAAATAGATATATGAATTAATATTTAATAATATTTAATTAGGTTAGGATAGATAAACAATATAAAAAACAAATAAAAAACAAATAAAAAACAAACTACACAGTAAATATGAATAATAATGCTCCATTTATACACAAGTACCAGCCAACATATTTCAAAGATTTTGAGCAGCTAAACCCGACCACTATAACATTAATGCAGTCATTAATATCGTTGAATAATTTAAATGTTTTAATCATTGGTGATTCGGGAACAGGAAAAACTTCAATAATAAATTCAATAATTAAAGAATATTATGGAAACGATTATAATTCTGACAATGTGTTGGTTTTGAACAGTTTAAAAGAACAGGGAATTCAATATTATAGAAATGATGTAAAAATATTTTGTCAAACATGCAGTTTAATAAAAAATAAAAAGAAGATTGTTTTGCTTGATGATATTGATTTAATCAACGAACAAAGCCAGCAGGTTTTTAGAAATTGTATGGACAAGTATAAACATAACATTCATTTTATTTCGTCGTGCACAAATGTTCAAAAGGTTATAGACAGTTTACAATCGAGAACAATATTGGTTCAAATAAATCCGTTGACAATGTCGTGCTTGACGAAAATTATGAATAAAATAAAAATAAATGAAAATTTGAATATGTCTTCAGGTGCAGATGAATTTATATTAAGCGTTTGTAATAATTCTGTGCGAATTTTAATAAATTACCTGGAAAAAATAAAAATAATAAACTGTTATGTTGACACAGAGTTGGTTCATAAATTGTGCACAAATATTAGTTATACAATATTTGATGATTATACGAATTGTATATTGAATAAAAAATTAACAGATGGAATAAAAATTTTATACAATTTGCATGATGAAGGTTATTCAGTAATGGACATATTAGACAATTATTTTCTTTATATAAAAATTACCAATTTATTAAGCGAGAATATAAAATATAAACTTACTTCCTTGGTTTGTAAATACATAATATACTTTCACAATGTCCATGAAGATGAATTGGAATTGGCATTGTTTACAAATAATTTCATGAATTTATTTTGATTCATTTTGTATTTTGTTCATTTTGTAATTTTAAATATATAAAATTTATTTTATTATATATTATATTATTTATTACTATTAATTAGTTTGTTCCATATAATTAAATAATAAAAAAGAAAAAAGAATAACCATTGATAAAATAAAAATGTCTCAAGTATTCAAAAAAAACATCCCAAAAAATATATTATTTGATTTTTTAGAGGGAATAGGTTGTAAAAAAACAGATAAATGTTATATTGTTGACATTACCGCATATAAAAGAGCAATTTATAACAATGATTTAGAAATATTCATTAACAACATTAAAGAATATTATTATAGGTCAAAGCTCCACTACCTTGACATAACCCATGTAACTCATAACAAATTCAACACGATTATAAGACAGCTGTGCAAATGCAATGGCATTTCATTTTCCAAGTATATAAAGTATGACAAGTCAAGTTATAGCGTTGTGTATAATGTGCATTATGCTGACAATGATGGTAACAACTCAAATTCAAATGTGACCGATTGAACGAACCAGTTGCCCGGGAGGTCCATTCCACCCGCTTTGCATTGTCATAACGGTTCCGTCAACAACATATAGTAGCGTGGTCAATATGCCTATTGTTTTGCCCATCAAATCTTTTATTCCCATTGTTATTTTTTGAAATTCAACCAACATGTTTAAAAAGACGCCGAATATTCCTGTAACAATTCCGGTAATAGAGTCTCTGATATAGCTAAACATGTTTCTGAAGTTATTCAAACTTCCACTAATGTCACCCAAACTTCCGGCCGTAACCGAAGTCATGTAATTGATGGGTTCAAGTAAATATCCCATGTAGTCGGTCTGCATATTTTGTATGCAATATGTGAAATTTTCGCCTGCATCATGACCAAACATACTGCTAAACGGCATTACCGTGGGGTTGCATCGATATAACGACCAATGGTCTTGAATATATTTTGTTCCAATTACCAAAAATGAAAGAACATATAAACCAATGAATACAATTATAATAAAAATTGCCGAAAGCAAGTCGCTTGTTTTCATTATTAAATATTAATTATATTGAATATATATTTTTATTAAAATGTGTTGTATAGTATTATATAATATATAATATTGTGTTTTAATATTTCACAAAAATTTCACAAAAATATATATTATATAATATCTTTAATTCAAAATTTATAAAGAGGACACTATTTTGAAACTGGTGCTGGTGGTAGTTTTACGTCACTGTCAAATGAAGAATATGCTAAAGTTTGTGCATGATTTGATGCAAGTTGATTGATGATGGAAGTTCCGTTTGGTGTAGTTTGTGAAAATGACGGGATTGTCATGGTGGCTGCCGCGCCACCTCTGCTGAACTTTTTATTTTTATGTTTATTTCGTCGCCTACCCAACACACTTTTGCGCGAACTCAATCTAAATTTTGATAGACTTTTTCGGAATTTACGAGAAAATCTTCTTCTTGATGACATTCTTGACATTCGTTTTGACATTCTCATTTTTTTACTTTTTTTCATTTTTGATTTTGATGACGTTCCGCCACCAATACCTTTTGATACATTAACCAGCTTATGTTGCCAATTATTTCTATCTATACCTCTGTTAAGTGCGGTTTGACCTGGGTTGGGGTCACTCACTATGTGAGGTATAACATAAGGGTTTATATTTGAAGAAACGGTTGCCATATTATATTAAATATTATAAATATTAATATAATATCAATAGAAAATAAAAAATAAAATAATAAATAATAAAATGGTGATAATTTAATAAAAATATTTATTCGTATTATTATTTAGATATTATTCGTGTATTAAAATATAAAATATAACATTATAACATTTTAGCATTTATCGAACGCGTCTACATACAAAATGAATTCCGCAGAGAGAATACAGTTGGAAAAAATGATACAAGTAAATGGCGCAGTTGACAATACAGAAACAATTCGCAGTTTAAAACATAGTGAAAAAATAAGAGATGATGTTTTAACCATGGTAAAACTTAAGAAGGATTATCAAAGATTATCTAAATCAAATCCTTCTCAATTTGATGCAATGTGTGTGTCGAGGTGTTCGTTTTTGTTCAACACGTATACGGATTTGTTTAACCGTTTGAAAAAGGATGAATTAGATTTGAACATCATGGGACAGCTCCTAGGACTTTTGAAAATGATTGAAGATGATAAAATAGACCAGCATACCGCGTCGTTTGAAGTTGGGAAATTGTTAAAAAGTATTTACATTGACAGCGCTTTGAAAAAGTCACAGCATTTGGATGATGCACACAAGCATGATAATGATAAAAAAAAATCGCATCTTCCAGCAAAGAAACTCTCGTGGTCTGAATATAAAAAAACACATTTAGGGGAGCATGGCAGCAAATAAAACAAATAAATAAATAATAATGTTGTGTTATTATAGCAATAAATATTATTTATTTATTTTTACTTCTTTTATATTTTAAATACTTTGTATACTTTGAATATAATGTCGATTGAATACAATCCAGATGCGAATAATGACAACAATTATGATGTAAATAATAAAATTTCTCCTGTTGTTGAATTATTTTTTAAAAGAGTTAAACAAAATGTTCCAAATGTGAGCATTCGTTTATTTGGAAGTGTAACGAATTTCACATATTTCAAAGATAAAAGCGATGTAGACTGTTGCATTATTTATCCTGATGAATACACAAGAATGAAACTCTGCGCGTTTATAGAGGAGGATTCAATTGAGTTTAATAAAACACGCATTAGGTTTCGAGATATGAAATATAGCCAACCTGGATATAAGGATGAATTTATTGGATTATACCATATTTGTTTTGATGACAAAGATAAAATCGACATTTGTTTGGTAAACGGCGAACGCGGAATTGGACCGCTTCAAAACCATCAACATGATTTAGGAATGGGCTATAGGTTGCTTTTATACATTATAAAGTGGTTATATTATGAGGTGTCGGTCATTTCAAAGGATTTATTTATTTATTTGAAAAAAATTATATTTTATTTCAGAAATAGCGCGATTACGGTTGTGCACTCAAACCATCGTGACATTTTAGGGGAACCGGGCGCCCCCCCCCCTTTAACCCCCTATGTGAAAGGAGGGGAGGGGTCATAGGGGAACTTTTGGTTCCCTTATGGGTGCTTGTCGCCCCCTACTACACTACAGTCTGTATTGCGCCGGTGTGCGTAGCGAAAGCGTTCTAGCCATTTCATCACGATAACAATCAAATGCGAGAGTAAAGCTGAAATCATTGCTGAAATCCACAAGCGTTCCGTCGTGGTACCTGAATTTCACTTTTATTTTACTGAGACGTTCAAGTGGAGGGAAAAATGTGGTAAGATTTTGAATAAGTCCATTTCGAGAATCAAAGTACTGTGTATTGGGACATCCTAGTATCGGTATTTTGGCAAAAAATGAATTTACAATTCCATTGTATGAGTTATTGAACGTTCCATTTGTGTTGAGCGGATAAGGTTTTAGCTCGTCGGCTTGATTGCATTTATCAAGTTCCATGTAAAAATTCGTTTCTCCGATTACATTGATTTTATTGGGTGCGTTGCAAAAATGGTATGGTCCACTAGGTCCGAGCCAGTAATAGTTTGAAGTATCTGTAATATTTATATAAGTTAAATTATTAAAGGATGGGTCCGACAATGGTGTAGCTTGTGTGTTGACTATTACAGATGAGTTGTACGTTTCTTTTTCGAATCCTAAATAATAAGGAAGACCCCATTTTCCGTTTTGACACACGGGTGTAGTTGGCTGTGCGCACGAAACATCGTATGAAATGATTGCATCAAAATTTAGCTCAAATGGCTCCTGAGTATTTCCAAATTGTAGTTTTTGCGTTGCTTCGTTGTAAACAACAATAAAAAAATTATATCCTGAAACACCAGTTTCAACTGCCGTATAATAATTCATTTTATTTCTCAATTCAAAAGCCAATTGTCTTGGTGAATAAAATCCTTCATTGATTGTCAATGTTATGTATGTTGGCCAACTGGAAATTTTGAATAAAAATTTGGTATTATAATAACTATTTTTAAACGTATAATTATTTGATGGAAAATTGCATTCAACTAAGCGAATTGTTTCAACGTTTAAAAGTTGTTGAGGCAACGTGATTTCAAAGTGTGCGCGATTTTTCCAGTTACACTTGTCTCTATCTTCGGAACATACAGAAACAAGCTTTCGGTCAAGCATGTACGTTTGCTGACGCTGTATCAACTGATGGTCTGAATGAGTGTTGTTATTATTGAACATTTTATTTTGTTTTGTTTTATTTTGTTTTGTATATTGTTAATAAATATTATATATTATATTTAATATTTATTCATACTTATAATTTATTCATATTCCTAAATTTGAATTTTTACATATTTTTGAAACTTTTTACATACATTTTACATATTTTTACACATGTTGTAAAGTTTTTTTCATTTTATTTTTTTTTATTTATTTATATTTATTTTATTTATT